TGCTCGGGTTCCAGTCGGGCACACCGTGCGTGTAGTAGCGGGTGCGGCTTTTGGTGATGGCCGGGCCCGTGCTCGTCGTCTCGTTGTAGCCGTCCGTGAGCAGGTCCACCATCACACTGGGCGCCCACGTCTCGAGGTTCACGCTGATCCGCCGAAGCACTTTGCTTTGGTGATCCGAGAAGGTGTATCCCCGGGTCTCCAGCTGATCCGCGATCGGATACGCCAGCCCGCCCACCTCGTCGTTGGATCCGTCGTAAAGCAGGAACGCCCCGCTCTGCGCGTTGCCGCCCGGATCGCTGTTTCCGGAGAACATCCCGTAAAGCCGTTTCTCCCCGCCCCAATCCGAGACGAGCAGGTTATCGAAATAAATCCCAGCCGGGTCCGTCGGTGAAACCGTGGCCGGTCCCTGATGAATCCCCTGCCAAGCGTCCGTCACGGTGTCATACACCAGGAGCGCATTGGGCCGGGTGGCCGTGTCGAGCGGCACGGCGAGATAGTAGTAACGCCCCACCACCGCGCCCACACACAATCCCCGGGCGCCCGGGTTGATGCGCCGAATCAACGGCGTGATGGGATCGGAAACGGGCGTGGCCGCCGTCTGCAACCGATCCGCGATGATCTGTTGCACCCGATAAACCCCGTTGCTGGAAAGGAAGAACACGTCGCCGCCCACCATCGCCACCGAACGCCGGGCCGCGCAGCCAATCTCCCGGTTGATCTGGTCGAGCCGGACCTGGGAGAGATCCCCGTAAATGTTGGAGATGATGTGAACGCTCTGGTCCTTGAACACGAGGAGCGCGTTGTTCGTGAACGGGAACACGCGCACAATCGCGTCGTCGGACCCGGAGTTCACGTTGAAATCGTTCAGCGCCGCGTCAAACGCGGTGTAATCGAGCAGGTCGGACACGGCGATCTGATCCCGTGAATACGGCACAAACAACCGGTTGCCCATGAGCTCGGCCGTGGTCGCTCCGGGAATCGGGCTCAGGCCCGCGCCCGGGTCCACCTGCGATGCCTCCACAAACGTCGTCGTGAGTTCGCCGTCCCACACCCAAGGCACCTTGCCCGGACCCCGGAACAGGAGCACCTGGTTGAACGCCTGCACCACGTCGATCGGGTCGCTGGTCACCAGCCCCGTGTACGGGATCGAAAACCCGGAGCTCCCCTCCCGGGTGAAATAAGCGCGATCGCTCCCCGCGTGGACGAGATATTCCACGCCGTCCGGATCCGAATAAATCCCCGACCCGCGCACAAACGTGACAGCGGGCAAAGCGGCCGTGCCCACGCGGTGTTCGGCCGGCATCCGGAACCCTTCGCGGGTGGTGGCGGATCCGTTCACGAACACCTTGTTCAGCGCAGCGGCGCACCAGCCCGGCTCCAGGCGTTCCCGGGCCAGCTTGGTGTTGACCCCCACAAACGACGCATCGCCGTCCACGCGGCTCTCGGCATCGTTCTGTGTGGCTCGTTCGTAACGCACGGGAAAGACAGTGAAAGCGGGGCGGCACCGCTGGCAAAGCTGCGGTGCGGAAACCACGGAAAAGCGGGAAATGAAGGCTCGTCAGGCGGTCGGCTCCATGAGCGGCTCCGCCCCGGTCCTTCCCGTGTTGGCGTTGGTCTGCTGCTGGATCATGAACTGGAGGTGTTTGACCCGGTTCTCGAAGAGCGCCTTGCGATCCGCCCGCACTTCCAGGCTCTGCGCGGCTTCCGGGTTCTGCTGGACGATGCCCAAGAGGGTCTGCAACCGGAGCTGATAGTTCTGACCGGACTCCCGCATGGGCGGTTCCACCCCGCTGGTGATGAGCGCGAAATTCTTCTGTTCGTCCTCGGTCTCGTTCGCGGCCACCGCCTGGGGATCGCCCACAAGCTGCTGCGCAAGAAGCGGATCGAACGAACCCATGGCCCAGTTGACCGCCCCGGCCCGGTCCACCTGTCCGGTTTGATCCATGCCCATGACCCCCTGGAGAAACTCCAGCTTTTGCTTGAGCAATTCCCGGTCGAGATTGGCCACATCGAACGCGATCCGGATATCGAACTGGCCTTGGATCTCGTCCCGGCTCACGCTGAACGGCACCCGTTGCCCGCCCGTGATGCGTTCCACGGTGGTCTCCGGGAGATACTGCTGGGCAAGTTGCACGGTCTGGGTCGCCATCTCCTGCACCTCGCTCAGGAACTTGTTCACCAAGCGGGTCTGCAAAAGCTGCGAGAGCACCGGGTTGACGGTCTGGGTGTTCCGCCCGAAATACCGGTCGAGCCGTTCCTGGCTGCTGCGCTCCACCTCCACCGACGCCCCGAGGTTCCCCGGCGGCGGGGCCATCCAGCGCAGTTCGCCCGAGCGGCGTTCGGTGTGTTGCACCCCGGGCCCGAACTCCAGCCGGGTTTTTCCCCGGTTGGGAGGGACGATCACGGGCGGGATGGTGGCGATGCTGGTGTAGTCCGTCCGCGCATCGCTCTGGGCTTTGATGCTGTCCTGGAGGGATTTCCCCAGCTCCGGCACGCTCCGGCTTTCGCTCATGGACCGGCCCACGTATTCGCGCACCCCGGCCACGAACGGGAACCGCCCGTGTTTGTAGGGGAGCAACTCATGTTTCGCCGCCAGCTTGGGCACATGCGGCGAGATGACCGTGCAATAAATCGCGGGCACACCCGTGTCGGTGTCCGTGCCCCGGCGGTAAACGTGAAAGATCTGGATGAGATCCTCCACATCCTCAAGGAACGGGCTGGTGGACCCCCGGCGGGCCCGGGTCCAGTCGGTGGCGGTCTGGAGGATGTTGCCCTCCCAATCTTTGCCCTTGGTTTTGAGCGCGGCGTCGATGAACTCCTCGTCGTAATCGTCCGTGGTGGCGCGGTCGGCCAGTTCGGTGGCGGTCACCCATTCGATCTTGGCGATCCAGCGGGCCGCCTGCATGCTCTTGGTGGCCACGGGAAAGAACACGTCCACAAACGGGCGGAGCGCCTCCCAGCACGGCAGCGAGGAAAGCATCGTCTCGCGGGGCACCAGGCTGCGGCCGGTCTCGCGCAGTTCGTTGAGGATCACCCGGGCCTGTTTCTTGGAGATGCTCTCGGAATAACCCCGGATGAACGCCAGCATTTCCTCCTCGGCCAGCGGATCCTGGAGTTTCTCCACGAGCAGGGCGAGGCTGGTGAGTTTCTCGGGATCTTCCTGGGCGTCCGCATAGGTCTTCTCCAGGTCGATCTCCTCGTTCTCCAGTTGCCGCCGTTGTTCCCACCACACGCCCATCACGGCCATGCCGTATTGCTGGCGGTAGTTGGCGTAGAGCTCCAGCTCGCGCTCCAGGTCGCTCCGGAGATGGACCTTGAACAGCCATGTGAGGATATGGTTCACGAGCTGGGACGCGCCCATGCTATCGCCCCGGCTGGAAGTGACCTGCACCATGGAACGCGAGAACGCCTCCAGCATGAGGGCGACCTGTTCGTTGATGACCTCGTCCACGGCGCGCACCCTCTGATCGCTCGCGCCGTTCCACGGCATGGGGTCCACCCCGAGGCGATCCTTCCATTTCCGCCCATCGTCGCTCTGCCCGGACCATAGGCACATCCGGGTGCGCCAGTCGGCTTCCTGCTGATCGGTCAGCCCGCTGGAGTTGGTGAGGCAATCCTGGAGTTCCTTCAAAATGTCGGACACTGCGGGATCGGCGGAGGTCAGGAAATCGTTCATGCGACGGGGCCTTCAATGAGAACGTAAGGGAGCGTGTGTTGATTGTTGCGGGCGAGTTGGTCTTGGACCGAGGCGATGAACGCCCGCCATTGGTCCGGGTAAATGGTCTGGCACCCGAGCGAGGAGGTCGTTCCAAACCCGCCCCGGTGGATGTTGATGCCGAACCAGCCGGTCTCGGCGGCGGCGTTGTCGCGGTCCACCGTGACGGGCGCCGCCTGGACCAGCGCCACGTATTGGTCCTTGCGCGGTTTACTGAGCCCGTGAATGCCGATCCGATACCGCCACGTGCCGCACCGGAGCGAGGCGATCCCTTGCCGGTGACGGCTGGGGTCGGTGTTGGCGTTGAACGCGGCGGTGACGGCCGGAGCCTGGATAAAGATCGCGTCGTCGTAAATGCCCCGGTCGTTCTCGCCGGGCACGCCCATGGTGTCGCGGTAATACCCGCGCACCCCGAGCATGGCGACGGCCTCGGTCACGCCGTGATGCGCGAGCAACTTGCTCACCGCGTCGGCGGTGAGCCTAGGCCGTGCGGGCGGGAGAATTTGAGAGTCAGCCATAGATAAAAGGCGAGCAGGGCGGATGCGAGAATGTGACGGTGCAAGAGCGGCATCAGGTGAACATGAGTTTCTTGGTGTCGTCCCGGTCCCAAGCGGCCTGGCCCCCGGCCCGCACGGCGGCATACACCAGGGCGGTTTTCCACGCGGGCGCGCCGATGGCCAGCATCAGCTCGCGCAGGGTCTCATCGCATTGCTGCCGGGTGAGCGTGAGCCCGTTGGGGATCTTTCCCCACACGGCGTAAAGGTAATCGTGGGCAAACGCCGGGTAGAGAATATCGGGGTCCGAGCTGGCCAACACGGCCCACACCGCCCGGGGCACGCTGGCGCCGTCGGTCATGAACCCCGCTGGAATCACAAACCCGGCGGCTGCCACGGTGTAAACGGGGAGATCCTGCTGGAACTCGCTCCACCACTTGAGAGAGAGCCCACGGTCGAGGATCTCCCGGCGTGCGAGTTGCCGGGTGAACGCGCTTCCCGAGAACCGGGTTATCCGCCGCAAAGGTTGCATGGTTTGCATTCGTTGGATGGACCGAGTCGGCCTCGGCAGTTTTTAAAGAAACGGCACTCTTTGTTGTGTCGGATCCCGCTGCTGGAAATCCAATGGGTGCCCGTGGCTTCGCGGTAACATTGCCGACCGGCCCGGGCGCCGGG